CTTAACGTAATCAAGGAAATGTTTGAAGCCAGTGTCGATGGCCAGGCATACGATGCAGAGCGTTGGGGACAATATTATCGTCCCTATGGGTTGGAAGTTCCTGAGGGCTCCTCTCAATCTGACACTCCCGCAGAAACTGTAAAACCCAAACCTGCACCAGTAAAAGCAAAGGTTGAGGTGTCCGAAGAAGACGACGAACCAGCACCAAAACCAACACCCGCTGCTACCAGTGGCGGTAAGAACGCGGACGATATTCTTGCAATGATCCGCGCAAGACAAAAATCCTAAGGCAAACAGGGGAGAGCATTGCTCTCCCCATTTCTAGTATGTTAAGTATCTTAGACAGTCAATTATTTCCAGATGAATGCATTGTGCTTGATACTGGCAAAGAACTCATTTATCCCATATTTAAAAATGGTAGCACTAGCCTAGTAAAAAATTTTAAAGAGGCATCGTTAGCAGATATAAAATCTGCAGACTCTATTACTGTTTTTGTTAGAGAACCATTGGATCGCTTTTATAGCGGTGTTAACACATTTATCCAACATAATCTACAATTAGATACATCTACTGTCATTGAACTTGTAACTAGGCATTTATTTTTAAACCGTCATTTTAGTCCTCAGTTTTTTTGGATAGTTAATCTGCAACGTTTTACTAATGCTAAACTTAAACTTAAAAATATATCAAGTTTAAACAGTGTTACTAAATTTCATGAGAACAAATCCTTAAGTAATTCTATAAGTAAGCATTTTGAAGATAACAATAAACTTCATTTCTATATGGCATTGGATAAAGTTTTATATTGGGACTTGATAGATAAAATAGTAACGTTCAAGCAAATACTAGACGAACTAAAACAACAATACCCAGATGTTTACAATGAAGTTATTGAAAGATCCAAAACATTATGCAATGTCCTAGGCTAGATCATTTTGTAAGATTTAACACAAATGGTACACTAACTTGTTGCGGGCACATGACTAATGCAAAAGGGTTTCAGAGTTATAAAGAACTAGTAGAAAGTGATTGGCTTGCAAGAGTAAGAGATCAACTAGAAAACGATCAATGGCCAAGTGAATGCTTGCGATGCCAGCAAACTGAAGAGATGGGGCAAGGTAGTATTAGATTAAATTCATTACAATTACACAGTAAACAAATAAAGAAAGATTATCTACTAGTAGGCGGCGTGTTAGACAACACATGCAATAGTGCTTGCCAAACGTGTAGCAGTAAACATAGTACACTGATTGGCAAGTTAGACAAGACAAATTATGTAGTAAACAATAGTGATAAATTTTGGAAGTTGCCTCTTGATCGTGTAGTACAACTGGATATTAATGGGGGTGAACCTAGCGTAAGTTATAACTATAAACGCATATTGAATAACCTGCCCAATGGTGTAAAGAGTGTCCGGCTTAACACCAACTGCAATGTTGTATTAAAAGATGAGTTACTATCTCTTATAGACAAAAGAGTTGCAGTAACAGTAACAGTAAGTTTGGACGGTATAGACAAGATACATAATTATGTAAGATGGCCAGTAAAATGGGATAGGTTTTATAAAAACCTTATTGCGTATAAGAGTATGCCTTTAACATTAAATACTTGGACTACAGTTAGTGCACTTAACATAGGCAACTTTCAACATATATTAAATTTTGTAAAGGAACACAATTTAGACCACAGCTGGGCGTTATTAAATACGCCAGATCCTCTGAATGTTAAGTATAAGAACAGTTTTACAAGCGTAACAGTGCCAGACATAATAAAGTCTGCTGTTGGCACAGATAGGAATAATGAACAAGAAATATTAAATTACATTAGTTTACAAGACTTAATGAGAAATATTTCTTATAAGGATTATTATGAAACCCTATAACTTCATTGAAACTAACTTACTGCCAGACATACAGGTAGAATTATTTAACCTTATAAACAACAGTGTTAATGTAGACACGATAGAAGGATGGTACTTTCTTGACAAGAAAACTTTAAAAGATACGCCCAGTGTTTTACAATTTTGTAGAGATTTAAAATTAATAATACAAGATTTCAGTATAATAGTCCTAAAAAATGATCTACCAAAACATGTAGACGCATTACCGCAGGTTGCTAAGATAAACATACCAATAGCCAATACACAAGGTTGGACCAATGTTTGGTATAGTATTACCGATGAGCAACTTGCAGAATGTCCAAGTATAGAAGCATTTGGTGACGTACATGAAGATGTTAGTAAACTAAATATGCCTGTCTTAGATACTATTGTAAACTTAGATAAAATTATAGTATTCAACAGCAGAATTCCACACAGTGTTATAAAAATAAATCCTAGTAAACTTCCAAGGATTGTTACAAGTTTAACATTTAAGAAGCAGCCACTGGAACTATTACAATGAAAATAGCAATAACAGGGCACAGTGCAGGCATAGGCGCAGCATTTGCTAGTGAACTATCTCAAAGAGGTCATGAGATAGTAGGCTTGTCTAGAAGAACAGGGTATAATATTAGAAGTGTGCCTAAAGTTGCCAAACAAATATTAGACTGTGATTTTTTTATTAGCAATGCACAAGCAGGTTATGCACAAACAGAACTACTGTACGAAGTATGGCAAAATTGGTATGGACAAGAAAAAAAATGGATTTGGGTCATAGGTACTATGATGACACAAAGTCCAAAGATTCCTGATATTCCTGGTCTGGAAAAAAGACATATTATGGAATATAAAAATCAAAAGCAAGCTCTGGAAACAGCATGCGAAAATTTAAGAAGTCAAAAGAGCTGGCCACATATTACTGTAATTCGACCAGGCGGTGTTGCTACCCAGCCAGGGCAGCAACCAGAGTTTCCATATGCTGAACCCAATAATTGGGCTAAGTCAGTTATAGATTTAATACTACTTGCTACAAGCAGAGGACTAAACCTACAAGAAATAAGCCTGGGTTGCGCTAGGCATAGGATAGTATTATAATGGACGCAAAAACTATTTTAACAAATAAATGTTTCTGTCCTATGCCCTGGACAGGTTTAATGTATAATTTTAATGGCGAGGTTAAAAATTGTATTCGTAGTGATAAACCTATTGGCAACATTAAAAATAATACTATACAAGAAATTCTGCTTGGTGAAGATAATTTACAGACACAATCAGACATGCTGGATAAAAAACCAGGCTCTAGATGCTTTCCTTGTTACAATCTAGAAACTGGCAAAAACAGTTTTGATATTATCAGTGACAGAATTTTTTATATTAAGGAATTAAGAACACTAAGTCCAAACACATATCAGTACAATAGTCACGATTTGCGTGCTGTTGACATTAGATGGACTAATTTATGTAATTTTGCCTGTGTTTACTGTACCCCGGATTTTAGTAGTAAATGGGCCAGTGAACTAAAAAAATTTTCCAGTAAACCCAATAATACACAGTTACAAGATTTTAAAGACTATATTTTTAGCCACGCACATCAATTAAAGCATGTATACATGGCCGGCGGCGAACCGTTACAGATGCGGGAAAATGAAGAATTTTTGGACATTCTAGCGAAGACAAATCCTGACGTTCATCTAAGGATAAACACAAACCTTAGTAAAACAAACACAACCGTATTTGAAAAGATATGTGGTTTTAAAAATGTTCATTGGACTGTCAGTGTTGAAACTATAGAACAAGAATTTGAATATATTCGTTATGGCGGATCATGGCTTGACTTTTTAGATAATCTAGGAATTATTCGTAAACTAAATCACAAAATAAGTTTTAATATGCTTCACTTTTTATTAAATTTTATGAGTATATTTGATTGCGTAAATTATTTAAAAGGTCTAGGTTTTCAGAATAATAGTTTTATTATAGGACCACTGCTATCACCCTTGTATCTTAATATTAGACATCTGCCTGAAAATATATTACAATTAGTTCTAGATAAAGTTAATAAAGAACTAGAAGAGGAAGCAGATTATCTATATAAGGACAGCCTTGTTAATCTAGCAAGTTATATACAGCAACCGTTTAAAAAAGATCTAGTAGGCAGCATGGATAAACTGGCACAAATGGATAAAAGAAGAAATTTAAACAATAGACAAATTTTTACGGCATTATACAATATGGAGATATAAATGGCAAAACCTTTTGACGTAAGCAAATTCCGCAAGGACATTACAAAAAGTATCGATGGTCTAAGTGTGGGGTTCCATGATCCAACAGATTGGATCAGTACAGGAAACTATGCACTTAACTATCTTATCAGTGGCGACTTTTACAAAGGTGTGCCAATGGGCAAGGTTACGGTGTTTGCCGGAGAATCGGGCGCGGGTAAAAGTTATTTTTGCAGTGCCAATATTGTAAAGCATGCTCAACAACAGGGTATCTATGTTATCTTAGTTGATAGTGAAAATGCTCTAGATGAAACATGGTTACAAGCACTTGGCGTTGATACCAGCGAAGATAAATTGCTACGTCTTAGTATGAGCATGATTGATGACGTTGCTAAAACAATCTCTACATTTATGAAAGACTACAGAGGTCTAGCAGAGGACGAACGTCCTAAAGTACTATTTGTTATTGACTCACTGGGAATGTTACTCACTCCAACAGACGTTGATCAATTTGACAAAGGTGATATGAAAGGTGACATGGGCCGTAAACCTAAAGCCCTTACCTCGCTGGTGCGTAACTGTGTTAATATGTTTGGTAATTACAACGTAGGAATGGTGTGTACTAACCATACGTATGCTAGCCAAGACATGTTTGATCCTGATGATAAGATTAGTGGCGGTCAAGGCTTCATCTATGCTTCAAGTATCGTTGTTGCTATGAAGAAATTAAAACTAAAAGAAGATGAGGACGGAAACAAGATCAGCGAAGTGCGTGGCATTAGAGCCGCATGCAAGGTCATGAAAACGCGCTATGCAAAACCTTTTGAAGCAGTACAGGTTAAGATCCCTTATGAAACTGGCATGGATCCCTTCAGCGGTTTGCTTGACATGTTTGAAAAACAAGGGTTACTAACCAAGCAAGGTAACAGACTAAAATATACAACCGCAGCTGGTAAAGAAATTTTAGAATTTCGCAAGGGCTGGACCGGAGATAAGTTAGAATCAATTATGCAGGATATTTCTCAAGGATTGATAAGTAATACTTTAAGTGACTCTGTAGAGAATATAGAAATAGACCATGAGGGAGAATAGATAATGAATCAATCAACTGAGGCTTATTGGGGTTATCATTTAATATTAGATTTAACAGAATGTAACCAAAATTCTAGATATCCAAACAAAGAAAAAATATACCAATTTGCCAAACAGTTGGTAAGAGACATTGATATGGTAGCATACGGTGAACCTCAGGTTATCCATTTTGGTCCCGATGGCAAGCAAGGATACACCTTAGTTCAGTTAATAGAAACTAGTAACATTATTGGTCATTTTAATGATGATACCGGCGAAGGATATCTTGATGTTTTTAGTTGTAAAATATTTGACGTGGATGTTGTGAAAAAACTAGTTACTGAATATTTCCAACCTAAAAAAATAAGAACTACATACTTAATACGACAAGCCTAACCTAAGATAGTGAAAGGAGATATGTGTTTTGACCAATGCTTTTGGTGCCCACGAACATTTGGGTAAGCATTTGATTTTAGATTTAAAACAATGTAATGACAATGTAAAATATCCTAATGGAGATAAAATTTCTGATTTTTCAAAAAAACTAGTTGCAGAATTAGATATTACAAGTTTAGATGAACCTCAGGTTGTTCATTTTGGAAAGGAAGATAAAACAGGATACACTCTTGTACAGTTAATTGATACAAATTATATTTGTGGTCATTTCTGTGATGATACCGGTGATGTTTATCTTGATATTTTTTGCAGTAAAGATTTTGACGACAATAAAGTTATTGATCTAGTTAACAAATCTTTCTCACCTAAAAACATAAGATCTACTAAATTGTCACGATAGAAGATTGTGTTGTGACCGGTAAATTTAGAATCTGTGAATATTCTGGAAAACATTTAATTTTAGATTTATTTGCGTTAATAACAAACTTTTAAACAAAGTATCAGATATTCGAGAAGCATTATGTCACGCAGCATATTCAGCAAAAGCAACCGTTATTACAGATAATTTTCATCACTTTGGTGAAAATTATGGTGTAACTGGTGTTTTAGTTTTGGCCGAAAGTCATATAAGTATACACACATGGCCAGAAAGAAATTATGCGGCAATTGATATTTTTATGTGCGGAGATTGTGAACCCGAGAATAGTGTTAATATTATTCTAAAATATTTCCAACCTACCAAGATTACAAAAAATTTACTTTATAGAGGATTAAGTTAGTAAATGAACAGCGAATTTTTAATTGAAACATGGACAGTCTTATCCGAATATATTAAGGATAAACAATTAGCAGCGGATCAGTGGATAAGCATTTTGCTCGAGCATAATATTGATCAGGATACGCTTGATGAATTGGCTGATCACGACGTATATCTAGAAAACGCTATAAATGTTTACATAGAAAACGAAGACGACGAAGACGACAACATTGACGAATGGTAGAAATACGTAAGAACGTAGAAGTTTTTATTTTTAGTAATCGGCGCTGTGGAACTCATATACTAGTTTCTCATATCAAAAGAAAACATAAGTTACATGCCGGTATGGAACATCAGTTTCCATTACAATTTAATGATCACGCAAAATTTAATAATATTCCTTTAATTATAGCTACTCGCACTGATCTTTGGCAACATTGCCTTAGTGTATGTTATGCTGAAGCTACTTCTAGTTATGCGTTACATAGTACTAAAAATACTATACCATGGGAACCAAGGCCAATTGAAATGGATGTATCTAGGTTCCTAGATATATACTGTGGAATTCAACAAAGGTTTTTAAAGGATCTAGAGAATATAACTGTTCCATATCAATTTGTTACCTACGAGGATCTACTTGTATTGGAGAATAATAATATATTACAGCATGGCTATCTACAAACACCGGTTCCTTATGTAACATTAGTTACAAATGCCCAAAAGTTATACAACGCATTTCGCTACAAAAAAACTCTAAAAGATGAATTAAATTCTGCGTTCATTAAACTTAGACAGAACAGTGCTAATTTTTTTCCCGAGTTGACAATTTCCTAATATAGTATATAATAATAGTATGACACACTGGTATACAAAGGTAACTGATGATTTGAGTAATATACCCGATTTTATTACTCATTTTGAATCAGAGCTGGCACTTGCTCGAAGGGAAGTTGGTGTGCACGGTCTTGTGGAAAAAAATATCAAAGAACTTCCGGCTATAACCGAAATTAGATTCAATCAATTACAAGAAGTTGAAGCTGTCTTAAACTTTTTAAACATACAACTACGCAAAATACGTCGCAAACATTTTGTCAAATATCTTGAAAACTATCCTCGAGCACTTACTAGCAGAGATGCCGAGAAGTATGTTGATGGTGAAGACGAAGTGGTAGATTTTGAATCTATTATAAATGAAGTAGCATTGCTACGTAATAGGTGGTTAGGCATAATGAAGGGCCTAGATAGTAAACAGTGGATGGTAGGACACATTACTAAATTACGCACAGCAGGCATGGAAGACGTTCAGGTTTAGCATGTCTGATGTTTATGAGCAAGCGTATACTTTATTAAAAAAAATAGAGGAAACAAAAGATAGCTTTGAAAAAGATGCTAAGTCTATATTAAAAGCACTTTTAGATAAAGAGTCTTCTGTGGATGGATGGCGTAGATACCGAGATGTCCAACAACTTGTTTCGACGTCGCGTAAATTAATTAATCAGGCTCACAGTGAAATATTAATTGCTGTAAAAAAACCAACGATAAGTAAACTAAGCAATATACAAAAAAATGTTTCAGCATTTGAAGAAGCTTGGCAAACCGCACAAGGTTATGGTATGATTGGATTATTACACTGATGATTTTTTCAACGGAACAGGAAAGTCATGCCCATAGCGTAGAAACCATAAACGAACTATCCAACCATTATGATTTTATGAGTAGTATAAAAAACCTACTTGACATAGGCTGTGGCAAAAAATGCTTGGATCTACAAGCATGGACCTCAGTAACATATGAAGATGATGAAGGTAACGTAATTCCGTTTTCAATCAACTGTACTGGATTAGACAAAAATCCAACTGATACATTGCATAATAAAAAAATTAAAACTGTTGAATATGATTTTAATTCAGGAAAAGATCTAGAACTCTACGAAACATTTGATGTAGTGTGGTGTCATGATGTTATGCAGTACAGTTACAGTCCTATAAATTTTCTAGGATTTGTTAACAAAAGAATGAATAAAAATGGGTTACTGTATCTTTGTGTTCCCAGCACAGTTAGTAACAAATATAATAAATTTTCTAATTATACCAAAACAAATTATTATAATACCTTTACACTCACCCAATTAATCTATTTGCTTGCTTTAAATGGCTTTGACTGCAAGGATGCCTACTTCAAAAAAGACCCTTACGTAGATATCATTGAAGTTATAACCTATAAAAATTCTTTGCCTCTAGATTATAATTTAAATTTTTATCAACTTGATGAAATGGGCATTTTTAACGAATCAATGAGTAGACTAATTTTTTCAAATGGTTATCTTGATAGTATTGGATTAATTACCAGCTGGATAAATGGTAGGATCTACGACTTTAAAAATATTGATTAGAGCTTATTTCTAATCCTATTCCATTGAATGTCTATCTCGTCAGCAAGATATTCTATATTACACATATCAATTAACCATTTTTCTCTATCCATAAAACGGAGCTCTTGGAAATCGCTGGTTAGATCATAAGCAAGGCTGTGTTCTGTCACTACAGCAGGAACTCCCCTTAAAATAGATGTTATTCCTGCATTACTACTATGGCTTACTGTTAGATAAGTCTCCTTTAATTGATCCTCTAAATCAAAACTATCATACGTTTGTTGAACTTTTTTAGCAACATTCCATTCACAGTTTTGTTCTCTGTACCATTGCGGATCAGTTAGATTAAAGTGTAGATTCTCTCTGAAACGGGGATGGGATCTAAGTACAATTGGTTTATCGTATACTTTGCGAATACTAGTAACAGTTTCCCTAAAGTATGTATCCATGTCCGGCATGCCTTCCCACTGCAAACTATGTGCATGCTGTCCGCATACTAAGATGTAGGGTTTGTCCTCTAACACCCACGGTGCTCTTTCAATACCTAATTGCTTGACCCTGTCAGGATTTACACCCACATCAAGTGCAAAGTCGGCGTCACGATTGACACCATTGATACCTAGTTTCCAAGTTTCGTTGCGTATTAACCCGCCAACTTCTATTACTATAACTGGTTTACCTTGGGCACGATAGTGATCCCAAACCTGTTTATTTCCACTCATTTTTCCAAACCACAGCACACTCCATATTAGAGCAGCGTCAGCATCCATGCTAGAATCTATTAGATTATCAGTGTTTTTTATTGCGCTAAGTAACTGTGGATAAACAAGTTTACTATTTACAGGCAGGTTATTTGGGAAATGAGCTATCTTCATGATAAGTAATAATATGCGTATATTATCAGTATTTAGTACTTGGCATCCAGTGGGTTATAACAAGTATGGCAAGCATTTCATTGAAGGTTTTTGCCAATATTGGCCAACCGTTGTAAACCTTACTATCTATGCTGAAGATCACGTTCCTGACACATATAATGCTGACAACATAGAAGTATTAGATCAACGCACGGCATTACCAGATTTAAAATCCTGGCAAGAACGTCATAAAGATAATCCACATGCTCACGGCTGGAATGCTGATAAAACTGTTAAAAGTTTTTTATGGGACGCAAGTCGTTTTGCTAACAAAGTTTTTGCTGTCTGGCATTTTGCTAAACACACCAATGCTGACATTATGATTTGGTGCGATGGTGACGTTAGAACACATACACAAATACCCGTGGAATTTTTACAGGAGATCGCGCCAGCGGAAGATGAATTAGTTACATTCTTAGGACGCAAAACCTGGCCTGAATGTGGTTGGATGATGTTTAACCGACATCACAGTGATTTTGATCGTTTTTTTAAAAAATGGCGGTGGATCTATGAAAGTGATGATATCTTTAATCACAGTGAATATCATGACAGTTATATATTTGGTGAATTAGTTCAAGAGTTTGTCAAACAAGGAACTAAAGTAAAAGACCTAGGTGGTCCAACACAAGGCGGCCACATTTTTATTAATAGTGTTCTTGGAAAATACATGGATCATTTAAAAGGTTTCCGAAAGG